AAAAAAAGTTTTACAAAAATTTGGATTTTTCAAAAAAAGTCATGAAAAATGAGAAATCTGCAAATCTGGGATTCTCACTTTGAAACTAGAGGGGGTCTACTTTGAGGTAAACCGTTTTCTGTTCCTTCAGAGACTAACAAAGGAAAGCCTCAAAAGCAAAAAAAGGCAAGAGAAATTTTGGGAAAGGCAATTTATGATGTCCACGATTTTCGGAAAAATTACGCTCCGATCGCTTCTGATTTTACGTGTGCATGAATTATCAGTATACCCATTAACTGGAAAGAGAGATCTGAGTCATAGAATGAATGGTCAGCTATTTCAAAAATGGAAGATTTATGATCTCTGATTTTCCGGCACGTCCTAATTTAATTTAACAATTTTGAAAACGACATTTATGATCGAGGATGGTCTTCACAGTTAAATAAAAGCTGTGAAAATCGATTCGGAGTTTTTGGGAAATCGGGCGTTAACTTTTTGATTTAACAAAGTGTGTATTTCAGGTCTTAACTCATTTAACAATTTTTAACAATTTATCGGAGCCAAAAATTGTTAAATTGTTAAAAATTGTTAAATGAAATGCAAACTCACGATCAAATTGTTAAAACGTTGTTAACGAATGACATGAAATTGTTAAACCGGTTATTTGGGAGGTGATAACTTCCTTTGGTAAAAAGATAAGTTGCCCCAAAATTGGGGCAATTTGGGGCAAAATGACCGAACATTTTATTTAACATTTTTTCTATGATCGCGGAAAAAAATGACCTCAAGAAAACAAAATCCAAAATAGAAGTAAGATTCTGTAGGATTTGGAACGAAAACGTTATTCTGTGTCTTATGGTAGTTTGGTGATTTTAAATGGAATGGATTTTTTTGTGAAAAATCGTTATGTTGAGGATTTTTAAGGATTTGAAAAGAACCCACAATAATTAACTTTTGTAATCTCCAATTTTCATGTCCCGTTAAATTGCCCCATTTTGGGGCAATTTTGGGGCAATTTAATAGGACACGAAAATTATGATTTTCACAAAATATTTAAATACTTTGTGAAAAAGAAAATCATAGGCAGCAAATGCCGTTCCTATGTCATTATTGTCAACAATCGTTTGTTAGAAAGTATGGTTTAACACGCCATCTTAACGAAAATCGATGTCGAGCACTTCGCGGAGTCTTGGTTCCTGATGGGTCACGGCGACTACTACCATCACAACACTCCCCTGTGTCGTCCGAATCGGAGAATCAGAAAATCGTTCAATTGGAACATCAATTGGAGCAATTAAAAGAGGAAACATCGAAGGAGATTGATACCTTGAAGAAAAAACCATCAGGTCCAGTCAATCAGGTTTTGCAAGTGATTTGCATTACCAATGATGACAATTATTTGGAGATGTTGACTCACCGTATGGGCAATTTCGATCAGGCAATTGAGTATATTAAGGATTGTGCACTTTCCAATGTCTCGGGAGATTGTAAATTGATCGAAAAAATTTATTTTGCCAACGATCGTGATCCGGATACGCTTCATTATTCGGATCGGACTCGAAGTAAAATTTCCTACTACAATGAACATCGAGAGAAAGTGGTGGACAACAAGGATAATTTCGGCAAAAAGATTGCCCACAATTTACAAAATAGTTATTTGAAAGGGATTAATTATTTGATTAATCGCAATCTGAATAGTCATATGTCACCCAACCGGTTGCTTGAGGAATACGATTTACAAACATGGAATTCGCATATTTATAATTTGTCTGATGCGGTGTATCAACGGAAAATTGTCAATCAATTACAAATTCCATGAACAGATTATCGGATCTGATCAAATGATCTTTTGGATCATTTGATCATCATAACATTGTTGGGTAGAGGGAGGGTTCATAAGGGAACCCACGGTTCCCTTAAATGTAAAAGTTGCGATGATCCTCATGTTTGGGATCCAATGGTGTTGGTTCGTCCATGCCAGTGATCGAGAGATGTGAATCTATGTTAACAGGATTAATTGAGTAATGCAGTTTACACAGTTTAATCAGTTCATTATGGCGATCATTGAGCATGTAGGCCAATTCTTCCAAATAATGGGCATACTTGACGCGCATATCCGCTGCATTCTTTTCGGGTCGCAATGTGTAAATCAGAGAATGGAACTGGTTCAAACTTTCAACTTTTATATCTTTGATTAGATCCAGATTTTCTTTACAACGGTCGACTCCGTGCTTGACTTGGTAGGAGAGTTTGAGAAAACGGTCTAAGTTTGCAATCAATTTATTGAATTCCAAGGTATTGGTCTTTTTGAATTCGCTAACATGTTCAACCCATAAAACCAATTGGGGATCAGTGATGAAATATTTGGTTTTTTTCAGGAGTGGACTCTTCAAAATGGCCCATATTTGGTCAGTTTCTCGATTGAGTTGTAATTTACTACGTTCATTGAGGTAATATACGGTCATGAGTCCGACTGGAATTCCGATCCACAAAGTCCATGATAAATTGAGGCGGTAAATTAATAGCATAACGACACTGGCAATCACGATGTATTTAAATTTATCTTTTCGGCTGATTTCATCCAAATAGGCGACAATTGGGGACCTTCGTAAGGTATTGGCGTCTGATTCTTGTTCTTGCAAAGTTTGATACAGATCCGTCGGCAAAAACCAAAAATTATTAGAGACATTATAACGCGTTTTTCGGGTGAATGGGAAATCCATACCGGTCTGTCTATATTATACTCTGATTTAAAAAGTCGTGGGATTTCATCGTCTAACTAGTGATGTCAATGATGTAAACAGCCAACGCGATCATAACAAATAATAGACCCAAATAAATCAATCGATCTTCGCGGACGAAGATGTAGACCATGTCGCTGGCCGTTGTTTGTGAGGTCATGGCCAGGAGATCATTAATAATGGAGATGATTGTGGTGGATAATTTCTTCAAAATGGTGGCCAACGAGAGATTGTAAAAGATTTCTTGCTCTTGTTGTTGCTGGAGTTCGGCATTAGTGGTGTCACTAAAATATTTGAGACGGCGTTGTTGTTCTTCCATCGCTTTGGTTTCCTGTTCGGTCAGTTCCGGGGGGCTCATAATCCGGCTGGATTGCACTTCTGGTTGAGTGTCAACAAAGTCATTACTAGGTGTCACTGTGGACATAGATATTTATATTGATATCGTATATATCACATCATGAGATAAAGATATTATCTCAGTGAATCAGTTCATACATATCTTGCTGACAGAGAAACATTCGGCGGCAGCACTGACGTCCGATTTTCAGATCCCGTAAGGCCAAGAACTCCGGTGTATGGGTCTCGGGTTGTGGTGCCTGTTGTGTTTGTGTTTGTGTTTGTGTTCGCTGTTGAATTTCGTAATCTTTGACTAATTTGAGATATTGATCCCACAAATGAGCGATGGGACGTCCGCATGAAAAACAGACCATAGGAATGATCATGGTTGTATGGTTATGTGGTGTATATAACTCTCATGCCATAAATAAAAGAGAGATCAAATTTTAAAAACAAAAGCTTTTTCAATCCAAAAAGACATTAAATGGTCGACCATTCCACTCTTTTTCCAATTGGGTTTCCATTTGTTCCAATTTTTGATAGTAGTTGGGGAATTCGAGAATGTGGGCCAAAGTAATTTTCGCGGTTGTCAATAGGTCGTCATCTGTCACATTGGTTAATGGTGTTCGTGTCCCGTGTTCTAACTCTACGTTGAGCCCAAAGACCCATTGGTCGAAGGGAACGACCTCATGATTGAGGTGAAAATGGCGGCTCAGTTGTTCGGCTTGACGAAGAGTAATCTTAGTTCGTGTTCTCATGTATATTAAGAGACAAGATGATTTATCCCCAATCCAGGTTTTAATTTAAGAATTATCTTTTGGGAAGGATAGTGTCCTCCCAAATTTTGAGGGTTCGGGAGGGGGGCTATGGGGGGACAGAGTCCCCCCAGATTTTGGATTTTACAATAATCCAAGACAGGACCATGTGTGGTCATTTGGTAACCCTTGATTTGGTATCGCCAATGACCCGGTTGGTCATCATGAACCATGCTGTGGCACATTCGACATAAACCGATCAGATTGGAGCGATGATTCTTTTGTAAATGTTGATCGAGGAAACCCTGTGGGTCAGCATCGGCTTGGAATTTAATGTGATGTGTTAATTCCGCTGGATTGGAACATCCCGGAATGGCACAACGATCCAAGTAAACCTCAGAATTATACTTAGATTTCTTGGTCGAGACTATGGTGTCTTGGAGGCCCAGTAAGTCCTTGCGGATGTTATTGGCCAGGTCGATAAAATCACGATCCAGATCCATGGCTTTGGCCACCTCTAGACCATAAGTGGGATTACCAGCTCCCGGTTCCAAGTGGCGATCATAAATCAAGGCTCCTGTGATTTCGTTAAAAGTCACTTTGAGATGATACATTTTGACGTTGGATAACTGGGTAACTTGGGGGATTTGGGTCAATTGATGTAAATGGGTGGCAAATAGGAAGTTAGCGCCTAAGTGGACGAGGGTGACAATGGCCGATGCCACGATGGCTACACCGGAAAAAGTTTCAGTTCCATGACAGATTTCATCACCTAAGACCAAGGTATTCCGTGTTGCCCGTTTGAGAATACTTCGTAATTCGCTCATTTCGACGGCAAAAGATGAGAGTCCTTTAAACAAGTCGTCATTGCCGAGAATCCTCGTCATGATGGACTGATAGGGTCGATACGCGAAGTGGGTTGCTGGTACATACATCCCGGCTTGGGCCATGATGAGTGCGATTCCCATGGCTTTCATTAGACTCGATTTACCGGCTGAGTTCACTCCGTACAGCAAGACACCCTGCTGTTCTGATGTGAACTGTAGATCCTGAGGAACATAGGGACATTGGTCTGAGAGACGTTCAATCAAGGGATGACGAAGTTGATGGGCATCAATCTGACTGGAGACAGAGCCAGTGCTTACGAGAATCTGTGGACGACAATAATGATATAAGAGGCTAGTCTTGGCCAGACTTTTGTACACATCCAACTGGGCCACGAAATGGACAATCGAGTGCATGCAGTCTTGCCATTGTTGATAAGTTTGAGACAGAAAATTTCGATAGGTCTCTATCACCAGTTTGAGCAATCCGCTCTGATTAGTTTTGAGTTTCGCTGAAAGGGATCGGATTTCCTCTGAGGTAATTTTACAATTTTTGCCAGTGCGATTTTTAATTATTTCCAAACTTTCCTTGGGGATCACATATAGGTGGTGCTGTTGATTTTGTTGTGTGGTCCGAAATGAAATTGGCTTAGTATATTGTGCAAGGCATGTGTTCCACCGAGCTGTGGTTACCTCCAAGTGATATCCATAATCTTCAGTATGTTCATAGGTGACATAGTTGTTGCCACCTGCCAGCTGTCCCAAATGGTGGGAGAGTTGGATGAAATAGTCTTCTGTCTCTTGCATTTGATCCTGGAGCTGATCAATCTCTGGTTGGTAACCACGTTGGAAAAACGAACCACTAACGGTATTCAAGTTATATTTGGCCGATTGGTCTAAGTCCAAGATTTTCGAGTAGTCCGACATATATTTCCGAAGAGAATTTTCCAACGTAGACGTCGTTGGAGTTGACAACAAGGTTTTGAGATGTGGTTGTGGTATGGAATCTTGTTGAAGGCGAGTGATCATCTGCAAGATGGCGAGATAAGATGTATGTAATTGATTAAATTCACATGGTTGCAATAAACCCAGACAGATTTTCCGATGGAGGCGCTCCAGATCGACAATGGATTTGAGATCAGATTCATAATTTTGATAGAGATAGGTGTGTTGATGACCTGGCAAATGTTTCAGCTCATCATGAACTTTTTCTTCATTTTCTTGTCGAAAATCCTCAATGTAATCATAGCGTTGTGTGATGACACTGGGATCAGTCAGAGGCAATAAGAGTTGCTCTTTAAGCAACCGTTTTCCCATGGCGGTGCTCGTGTGATCAATCAGATTGAAGACATTGCTCAGCTTTTGTGAACCTGACGCGAGCGTTCCGCTTAGGTTGAGTTGGTTGATACAATTGTTCTCCAGTGTGAGAGACTGATGATGATTCCAACATTGTGGTGTCGTGATGTGCTCTACCAGGTTTTCTTTTTGACGATAACAGAAATCTAAGAGTAAGAGATAGGAAACCGTTGCGGTCGACCATTTTTCCGAATTGATGAATTCGATTGGTTTGAGCATTCCCGTCTGAGGAAAGATTTTTTTGAGAAATTCATTTTGATAACTGATTCGATAGTAGTCAGATGGCACTTGATCAAGGGACCCATGGACCAATAAGTGAGTTAAATCCCATTGGTGAATCAAGACGTCCATGGGTGTCTCTATTTTCCGAGTATTGATCAGAACTTCTTGAGGTTGAAAAGTTTGGAGAAAACGGCAGGTTTCGTCTTTGGTACGGTGGTGATCCTCTAACGAATTGCTGATTTGGTAGATAATATTGTGACCTGTGGAGACATCAATGGCGGCCAACCCTACCGTGATAAGTTCAACGGTTTTGATTTGGTGAGTTTTCTGACCTTCGTTTTCTAAATAGATGGAGACCAAGTAGTTTCCCTGTGGGTGGTTGAGATATTTGAGGTTAGTCCCAGGACTGACGACATTGGTGACTCCACGTTGGGGATTGGGTGGTGGTGTGATTTGTTCGACTATGACGACTACGTACTGATTGTCCTCCGTCAAGATATTGACATAACGATCCAGTTGACTAATCGGGAAACCCGCCAACAGGAAATTAGTCCGATCATTTTCGAGAATCGCTTTGTTGCGGCGTGTTAATTGAATATTAATCATTTCAGAGACTTCTCTGACCAAGCCAATTTTTTCGGTCTCGTTATCCACCCCATAACATTCAAAAAAAGACCCATTTTGGTAGAGAACAATGGTTCTGGGACCATATAATGCCTGGTATTTGGTCACATATGACACATAATCATCAAATAAGCCCATGGTGTGATGAGATGATAATTTCATGGGCTGATGTGATGCGATCAGTTTTCAGTTTTTTGTTCAGGAGTCACTCGGGATAATACCCACTCGATTGAAATCATGAGCGATGTATGCGATTGGTTTTTCCATGGTCAGATGGATGTCGAAACTTCCATATCGGGAGTAGTTGTTGGGGAATTGAGGGAAATAAATTTTCTTATACTGTGGGTTGTCAAAGTAAGAGATTAATTTAGTGGACATATCGATTACATTCATAATTTGAGACGATCGACCAAATGTGGATCGTTCTGGGGTTCCATATTGATCTTGATAAACCAGTTGGTCTGCAATGGATTGCATGAGTGGCACGTTCATTTTTAACCATGTGGAAATAATTTTGATCAGTCGGAGATCATGGCTAATATTCATTCTGTGTGGACTAATGTAATGTGTCTCCGAACTCGGTGTTGAATTGAAAGTTCGGAATCCTGACTTTCGACCACAATCTTGACAAATTTGACACAAATCTTCCCGGAATTGATCGGAGTTCCGCGATTCATCCAGATGATAATAACATCGTCCATAATCGATGATTTTGGGTAAATATTGACTGTAGACGGTAATCGTTCGATTTTCCTCGTCTGTCATGGGATCGTAAAGATGCAAGTTATATTCAAAAAATCCGTGGGGGTCATTACATCGGATTAAAAGGATATTATTGGGGTGTAAATCATAATGTGTAAACTGTTGACATGTGGTAGCCAAGGTTCCGTAGATCAATAGACAGATCGACATTAAGTCAAAATTAACGAAATTATTCGCCCGTTGGAGAGTTTCGGGTGTATTACGAACATTAATGATTTCTGTGAGCGTGAGTGGTTGTTTGACCGTTTCAATTAAGAGAGCTAACCGGACATCGTTTGAACAAGCTTCTGGAAAATGACTTTTAACTTGTTGGAATGGAATGATTTGTAAATGTTTGTTTAACCATTGCCCAATTTTTCCTCCAAGATCTGATTGTGTTTTTCCAGTCATGTTGGCCATAGTTGTATGGGCATCCAGATCTTGATAAGAGACTAGATTGTATGTATGGACGAAAAATGGAAATAATGTGGCCAAATAGTTGACAAATTGTCCGACGAAATATTCATAGTAGAGATTGTCTGCCGTCTGTAATGGTTTAATTGATTTGAGAATAGCGGTCGAGTAATAGGATTGTTTGGACCCAATGGGGAGATGATATGTCAAGAGGCGTATGAAACCATTTTGTGATGGTTGTCCAATGGGAGTGATTTGGGTCACCAATGAGAAATCTTGGTAATGATGAAAGAGTTGTGTGATCTCTTGAGTTTTGATTCCATAGGATAAACAGTAATCAGCATTGGGACATTCCTGAGGGATTGGTGTTGGTGTTGGTGTTGGTTTTTGTGTCTCCATTTCACGTGTAATCCAATATGATATTATTATATTATATCATGAAAAATGATATTTCTTGTATATTGTATTTTATATCTGATTTAACCACCGACACATACACATACACATACACATACACATACACATGCCACAAGATCTATCATTCCAGTATTTTTCTGATTTGCATTTGGAATTTTATCCAATTTTGGTTAATTTTGATTCTTTTCAAATTACACCATGTGCCCCTTATCTCCTGTTGGCAGGCGATCTGGGAAACATCTTCGATTCCACATATGAAGAGTTTTTACGATATGTTTCAGAATTGTATCGATATGTGTTTATTACCACCGGTAATCATGAGTATTACCGTCGTGCTCAAGTTTCTCCAGCCCGTTTGGAATCCTTGGAGTGGATGCAATGTGTCGATCATCATTTGCGTGAAATCACTTCCAGATTACCCAATGTTGTGTATCTTCAGGATCAGATGTTCATCATTCCTCGAACACAAGTCGCAGTTTACGGAACAACTTTATGGAGTCGAATTGCTTCATATGAGACACGTGACATTATCCATAATATCAATGATTATCACCAGATTCCCCGATTTACTCCCTCATTGTCCAACCAATTGTTTGAACATAAATCGGATACTCTGCGACAAGCCTTGAGTGACCATCCAGAATTGATATTTGTGGTTATGACGCATCATTTGCCATCCTATCAATTAATTGATTCCAGATATCTCGATTATCCTTATAATAGTGAATTTGCTTCTTCTCTCACATGGTCAGATGATCCACAAATTGCGGCATGGGTGTCTGGTCACACTCATACTCCTTGTGAGTCTGGTAAATATCATGTTAATCCAGTCGGTTATCCAAATGAAAATCCATCATTCGATTGTAATCGTGTGTTTCATATTCAAGCCTCAAGTGACCAATAGTTGATACAAGTTGTCTCCGAACGAGAGTCGAAAACTCAATGCAAAATTCATCATTGGGAGGAAAACTAATGGTCGTTGAGTTCTCATAAGGGATAAGGCTGTTTTAGGATTACATTGAAAATGAACACAGAGGAAACTGAGAGCTACGATGGCAGAGCGTTGGATACCGGCGGCGCAGTGAATCATAATCTTATGACCTGCTTGATAATGTTTTTCTAGAATGGGGATAATTTTGTTTAAATATTTGGACATGGCGACCATTTCAGTGGGTTGTAAATTGTCGTCAACCGGAACTCGATATCGATACACATCGTTTCCGCCGCTTGGGTTGGGGGATGTATAGGTGAGAAATGGTAAGTCTTTGGTACAATTAACGATCACATTGATTTGATTGCGTTTCAGAAAACTCAGGTTTTGAGAACTGTTAAAATTTCCCAGCCAAACGCGGGGAATGAGTAAATCTACATCATGGAACATCGATCTATATATCAAGACAAGACAAAATCTCGCATTGTCTTGTCCCTTTGGATCAACTAAACGCGTAAAATTTGATCACTATGGAATCTACCCATTGTGGAGTAAGTAAATATAATTTCCATGAGAGCCGTGATTTGTCCAAAAGAGTTACCTGGCAATATTTTGATTTCGGGACCCACTCGGTCCGGGAAGACAACTCTTCTCAATTCCATTATGGCGGAAACCGATTACAGTGAATTTTGGGCATATCCAAAAATTCCTGAAGGGTGTTCAGTTCGAGTTAATTTGATTGACAATTTGTCAAAATTTATTTATCGTGTTAAATCACGAGCGATTTGCAGTGATTGTCTCACAGTGGTGATCGATGAACCCAGACTCCAGGATGTCCAGGGACTCCATCAATTACTCAAAATTGCCAAGAGGTATGATCTCATGGTGATTGTGACGGAATCACCATTAGTTCTCGACCTTTCCAAATACCGGCGTTTGTTCGCTCGTTTTGATTATCAATATCTGATGACTGAGGAGCATGATTATGCCCTGTTTAATTGGCGTCAGATATTTCTGGAATCAGAGACCATTTCTCTCTCGACGCATCCACATTGTGAGCGAGAACTCGATCTCTCCCTCATTGGGGTTGGGGTTGGGAAGGGAGAGGTCGTTGATATGTAAGATATTCTGAACGCAGTGGGAATCGGGGATTAGTGACTTGGTTGAGGACCCAAAAATCGGAGGCAAATTGCGGATTGGTGATGAAATCATAAGGCATGTAGAAATAACCTTGATCGCCCCACCCGTGACCCCAACTATTACGTATAATCATGGCTCCTTTGTTTCCGTCACCCATAATTTTATCATCGTCGTAGCCCACGCAGACGACTGCATGGCCTCCAAGGCATGGTTCGTTTTGTGTCTTAGGCATGGGCATAATCCCAGTTTTAGCGACGATTTCTGACTCGAAACTCTCGTAAACAATAAATCCAAAAATGATCGGGAGTTTATGATTTAGAACCGTTTTTAAGGAGATGATGTCCTGTTCAACGTGACTATAAGAGACTGATTTGCATTTCTTGCCTTCATCGTAACATTCTTTGGTGGGTTTTTGAGTGAATCGATTGATCACGTAGGGCCATGAGGGTTCTTGGCAGACTCCATCACGATTAATCGATTTCATGCCATCACGTAGTTCGGCACCGCTGTCTTCCAGGACAGTGTGTTCGATTTCGCGCTCATTGTAGTATATGTACAAACGTGATGGCATGAAACAATTGGAGTTTTTTTGGGAGATTTCATCGTATTGGTAGGCGAATCCGATTGCATTGGCGGTGCAAGACCCCAGGTCTCCCTGATCATAGATTTCTGGTAATGTGATTTCTTTCCTGAGATCCACGCATGAAGGTAGTTGTACTGGTTTACGGCATAATTTGAGGACGTGATCACGCGCGTCACTTTTGTCTTTTTTCCATCCATATTTTCGTGCCATGTTGTTCTGGTTATATTATCAGATTGGAAAATATTTTTAAATCTGACCATATTATATAAGCTAATGGCTTCAGTTTCCGGTCAAGTTGACCAAAATCATGTGCTCATCAATTGGTCAGATGTCAAAGATCGGACATATATCGTGGCTTTCGGAGTTTCTCGAATTCAGGGTTATGATCCTGTTCAGTTTTATCTTCACCCGGTCGGAGACGTGAATTTTACCGCCACTTTTCAAGATGATCCCAATGACTCCAGTCGGTGCATGGTCGCTCTCCAAGAGAATCCACATGTCTGGTCAGGGGTTCCGATTCGGTTGCCGTTGAAAGGAGTGATCGCCATCCAGGTGGATTTAACGGAATGGTTGTCCACTTATTCTGCACCCACGCTTCAATCTGCGTACCAAATGTTGGGGGACGAAGTATCCTCGCGACACATACATTCACGAGCACTTATAGGGGGTAAAACCGCTGATGACGCAGACACAGACACAGACGAAGAAACACCAATCCAAATTCCCACAGGAACAAACGACAATGAAACGGAACTCGTTTCGGTGGAGACTATTTTCCAGCAAGTGGACACTCTTCCCATTCAGCATAGTTTTCGCGTTAAATGTCAAGCCAAAACTATTTCACTGGCCTCCCCCTCTGATCAGTCAGTTGAATACGTTATTAATTTCTATCCTCAACCGGAAACACCAATGATTGGGCGTGTAGGTGATTCACGTGTGGGATATTTTTATGACAATCTTAAAATCGAGACCAGTGCAGCAGGATCGCGTCTTACTGGTCATCCGATCACCTTAATTGATCGGAAAAACTTGGATCGCATTCCATGGACATACATTCTTGACGCCAGTATCCCATCTCAGTATCAAACTGCTGTTAAAAGCGGAATTGAATCATGGAATCGGTATTTTCAGGCTCTGCATTTGGGACAACCACTCAAAGTGATCAAGGTCGGTGATCCAGATTATCCTCAGCAGATTGATTTCTTTGATATGCAGGCATGGTATGTAGTTGGCACCAATGTGAAAAACTTCAATGGACCCTATTCGGGGTACAGTATGTGTACATATGATTATCGATCGGGAGAGGATTTGTTCGGTCTCATTTCCCTCAATTTAACCAAAATCATTTCCATGCCCCAGCGCTATGCAGTCATGGGGACTGAAACACCGCCATCAGAATCTCTGGAACGCCAAGTCGAACAATATGTTTCGTGGGTCACGGCTCACGAAATGGGTCATCAATTGGGTTTGCGTCATAATTTTATGGGATCCTTTGGAAAGGACCATGTCTCCACCGTTATGGATTATGTGGATGTGTTCAATGAATTAATTTCGCCCACCATTTACAATCCTTGGGGAACGATTCGCGAATATGATTTAATCGCGATTGAGTACGGTTACACTCGTTTGCCGGACGAACAGACAGGTGTCAAACATCCTCATTTAAATCAGATTTTGGACCGACTACGAATTCCATTCGGCACCGATGAGAATTATCTGGAGCAAATCAATCCCTTGGTCAACGCGACTGAAGACCTCAATGACCCATTAGAATTTGTCCAACATGTGCTTCCATTATATCGTACCTATCGACGCAATTTAGTGACCAAAGTCCAAGCGAAGGAGATTACTGCCTATGAGTACAACAATATGTTTACCTACTTGTATACCCAGAAGTATGTTGATCTGGCGGACATTTGTCTTCGATATATTGGGGGGCGTTATTATGATGCCACACGCACCTCTTTCTTACCCATTCAGGCCAACTCAGTCACATTAGCCGTTAATCTTTTGTTAACACTCCTCCAAGAAATCGAATACACTCAGCAGGAGTATGCCAATTTCATCTATGATTATGAATATCATGATGATCGTCAGGTTTTTAATCGGATCCAGATGGAGAGTATTTACTCGTTCAATACTTACAACCTCTATTATTTCTATCAGGGAATTGTCACACACATCATGAAAAGTTTAGTTTCCAAAGACCATCTAATTCGTCTCGCACAGAACATACCAATCGACGTATCGGGTACACCCGATGTACCATATATGACATCAACGGGAGTCTCCCCAGTTGATTTATTAATGATGTTCACGTTTGATGTCTCACAAGGAATCTTTTCATCCATTGGACAAAGACAAAATCGTGACAACCGATGGCAAACGACCGTGTTGACATATACTCCCTTACAACACAATCGGCAGTACCTGTGGGTTGATCGATTGGTCCGAACCGAACAGTCAACTCATTTATATCCGGTCAAAGAGGCAGTTGACACCGTTTTACGCGAGTTAGAAACACAGATTCAGCGACATGTGCTTCCTTATATACAATCTCTCAAACATTTCCGCCTTCACGAGCATTGGTCATTATTGCTACGGTTAATTCAGAAGGTAACGACCAAATAGGTATTGTTGAGGTGCAAGTGTAGAAGAGGTTTTCAATGTAATGATTGTCGGGTGCGAGTAATCTGAATCGATGAGTAGCGTGACCACTTCGTGATGCAACTGACCGGCCAGTTTGAGTGTATGATCGAAAATGGAATAAGTTGCGTCAGATGTTGGAGTGGTCATAATATAATATTCTTGCCCAGCATGTGTGAATGCGACATAACTGGCGCTTTTTTGTACGGTTGATGCAGTCGGTGAAGGTGACGTCGTCGTTTGTGTCGCCGTCGTTGGTGTTTTCTTACGGGCATAGGTTTTTCGACAGCTGGGTGCCTGAAAAATATCGGTTCGGATTGGACCGTTGACATCATCAATTGTAAAATGACGTGAGTTAGTTTTACTGGGAGCGGATCCGTCAGCTGACTTGGATGTGGGTACCGACGGTTTGGTTGTGACCGGTGCAGTACTTGTGGTGTGAGTTGTGTTGGCGATGTGATTTTCTGGTTCGATGACCAGTCGACAATCGTCTAATTTCGATAACTGCGTGGCCAATGGAAGAAAATATTGGTTTTGGAGCTCGGCATAAGTTGCGGAATGGATCAGAGTCGAATCTTTGAGCAATTGTGACAGAAGATCGATAATCACACGCATGTGATCTAACACATTATCTTTCTCCACGATGATCTGATTAATATTATGTAATTGTTCGATCAGATCCAATAACTGTTTCATGGTCTAAGAATGAATTTATTCTAACACGGTCCTCCAAAGTTAATCAAATTTTAATAGCATGATTTTCATTTTGACAGAAACTCGCGAATGATTGGTGCCCATGCCTCGAATTGCACAGGTAGGTAGGGATCCTGTTTGATTTCATCAGGTTTTGATGGATCGGGGTTTGGGACAAACGAGTTTTCAAATGGAAGAATCATGATGTCAATGGGTTCCCTGATTAGATCACCTTGGACAAAATCTCGACTAGATCTCATTTTTTGATTTGTCAACCAAATGGTTGTATAATTATAGTTGAAATAGCCACGGAGACTTTTGATTCCCCAGCGAGCCACTTGTTGAGTACTAATCACATTAAGTGCCACTGTAGGTGGAATGATTTCGTCTTCGATCAACAGTATATGGTGATGTGAATTGTGATGAAGATGTCGGGAAAGCTGCTCGTGATCGTAATTACAGTCAAAAGGTTTAAAAATTTCCGTTAGTTGTTTGACAGTCACGTGACGAGCGGTTGTCGGGAATAATTGTTGAATTAGTTTGGCAAATGTTGTTTTGCCTCCAGGTCCGATCCCATGAAACACAATAAATTTGGGAAATTG